GTGGTTTTGTGAGTAACCTTCTGGGATCGAACCGTTGTTCTTGATCGCGTTAACGTCGTTGTTGTTGGTGCCAACACGCAGGCTGGTTTCCAACAGACGAGTTGCCACGAACTGCAGAGCAGGCGGAACAATCAGTTTGCGAGGCTTGGCAGCAATCAACAAACCACGCTCATCAGTCCAAGCAGCGATCTGAATCACAGCGTTTTCCAACGATGTTTCGTTCAAGTCAGCCTGGGTTGTTGGACGGTTGCTGTTGGTGTCGCCGTTTACCAGAGGGTGAGCGGTGCTGAACAGAGCAACGCCGTCGCCGCCAGTGTAGGCAGCAGAGAAGCCGTTGTTCAACACAGCAGCAGCTTTAACCTGCTTGGTGTACGCCATGGCACGAGCCAAGCCCTTGGTGTAGCGAGCAGACAGGCTGTCGTACAAGTTGTCCTCGATGGCCTCTTCGGTCAGCGAGAAACCCAGGGCGATGGTTTCGTGGTTGTAGCGAGCAGTCCATGCTTCTTGCGCATTGTCGTAAGCAATGGCGGAGCCTTCAGCCTTGACGGGAGCGGCGGAGAAGCCGGACAGTTTGGTTTCTTCTTCAAAAGAACGCTCGGAGGTTTCGGTCTCATAAATTTCTTTATGTTCTTCACCGTAACGAGCGTATTCCAGGCCAAACAAAGCGTTCAAGCCTGGCAGGAGTTCTTTCAAAAGTTGTGCGCGTGAAATAGCCATTTTGAATTACTCCTTATTAGGCGGTTTGAGTGCCAAGCGCGGTGTAATACGAGTGAACGCCAAAGTTAATCTTGCAAAGAACTTCGGTGTACTGCGTAAACACAAGCGTTGAGCCTGCGGGAATTGCGGTTGCGGTAGCAGCAGCGCCGCCAGCGTTAACCACGCCATATTGTGCGTTGACAACAACAGAGGTTGCGCCAGCAGAAGCTGCCGTAGAAACCCAGTTAGCTGTACCAACGTACTGACCGTTAGAGGCCAAGAAACCAACTTCAGTACCAACTGGCAATGCGTTAGGCAAAGCACTGACGGTCAAAGTTGTGGTGCCGCTAGACCATGTGGCAGTGCCCAAAGCGACGGCAGTGTCTGGAACTACATCAATGATACGGACAGGCAAAGCAGCAGTAGTGGCAGCAGAGCTGGCCAAGATGCCGTTTGACGAGTTACCGGTATTGACGTTACCAGCCAAGTTGGAGATGGTCATGTTCAGACCAACCATGGCGTGCGAAGCAGAACCAATAGCGGTGCCGCCTTGAGTTGTCACGACAGCCGCTTTAAACACGGTGTCTGGATCGTCGGTCACGATCGCAACGGCATCACCAGCCAAAGTACCTGCTGGCCAGAATTGGCTGAAAGTCTTTTGCTTGGTTACTGGGTTTGTAAACGAACAACCCAGGAAGATACCGACATTACCTTGGCCAGCAGCGCCAGTAGTGGCGGAGCCACCATCAGTAACCGCTAGACGAGCAATAAAGCCGCGAGTAATCGAGACAAAATCGCCGTAAAAAATGTTGGTAGCGTAGCCGTACTGGATTCCCACATCGCGTGTGGACCCAGCAAAGACTTGACCACCAATCAAGTTTACGGGCTTAAGGCCGTAAGGGGCCGAAACCGTTGGATAAGCCATTTAAGACTCCTTGAAAAGTTTTAAGAACCTTTGCCAAAGCTCGTCGTGGATTTGTTCTCTCGAAAGAGTGGCATCCGTGGGTCGCTTTGACGCATGAGACTGTTATCAACTGCTTCGGCCTGGGAGCGGGTCAGCTGTTCAAAGTGTTTGACACGGCCGTCCATAAACTCTTTTGGTGCTTTGCAGAGCAACAATCCACCAACCTCGATGTTGTGCTTAAAGCGACTATCGGGATCGACTAACAGTTGAAGGCCCGGTTGTTCTTCCAAAGCAACTGGCTCCCAACCTTCACGTCGTTTGGACGTAATGTTGCGAGGGTCAGCTTTGTCGAGCATTGAGACCCGAATCCATCTATACACAAAACCTGGTTGCTTATCGGGCTCAGGCAAAAGTTCCGCTTGCGCCCACTGCTGGGGGCGTTGTAAGACCTCTCGACTTTCCAGTTCTCGTGTTGTGCGTGTTTGTGCCATGTTAGGCCTCCAATTTCTGTTGTGCCAAGGCGTATTGCTCTGGCGTTAACCCCAACTTCTTAGCAATGTTTTGTTGAGACAAGCTCAACTTGATTCGCTTGGCAGAAGTGGTTCGTGTAGCCGGTGCAACGACCGAGCTTGGTTTTGTAGACCGCTGGGGTCTTTGGGTGTCGCCGTCCGATTGGTCCTCAAACTTCTCGGGAAAGCGTTTACGCATTGTGGAGTCAATGCGGCGGTAATATTCCTGTGACGAGATCGTAACACCTTCCTCTTTAAGCTTTTCGTGCAAGCCCAAAGCAAGACTGGTCATTTCCTTGTCTTCGCCAAACCAAGTGTTTTCTTTCTGCCAGGCCGCAGCGCTGGGGTCTTGACGCACACGAGGAGCGGCTTCAGGTTGATTTTGTACTTCAAATTTTTCCTCTTGTAAAGGGGTTGGTCTGAAGTTTGCCACCTTGTCGGCTTTAATGGCAGCCTGGTTTAGCTTTTTCTGAGCTTCCAGGATCTTTGCCGAATCGCCGGATTCGTAAGCTTCTTGATACTCACGCTCAGCATCCGCCATCTCAAATTGAACTGTTCGCTTGGCAGCGTCCAGTACGTTCTTCTGGCTGTTGTTGAGTGTTGATTTGAGGCGGTTGTTTTCTTCAAGCAAGCGTTTGGTCAGGGCCACTGCTTCTTGCTGCTCACGCTGAACCGCTTCTTTTTCACGGCGCTCATCGTGGGCCAGCTTCTTCAGCTGCACCAACTTTTTCTTGACCTTGGAAGAGTAGTCTTCAAGCTCGTCGTTGTAGAGCTCTTCGGCTACTTCTTTTGGAAGAGGCTTTTTGTTGCGGTCCTCTTCGGGCGTGTCGTCTTCAATCTCAACTTCAAGATTGTCCTCGTCATCACCAGCTTTTGTCTTGTCATCATCAAGCTCGTCGGGGAACTTGAATTCGTCGTCACCAAATTTTGCCATTGTGTCGCTCCTTTATTTGCGTCGGATGCCGCGAGGATCGTCAACCACACCTTCAACAGTGTCGTCATTGATCACACGGAACTCTTTGCCGTGAATGAGCAAACGGTTTCCTGCATTGGGGCGAACCAACACAAAGTCACCAGGCTTGCACCACGGGCCGCTTGGAAAGCGTTTTTCGTCTGCATAGCAGTCTGGACCTTGAGCAACCACAAACAGCACGGTTGTCAATGTCTCTTCGATCATGATTGTTTCGTCAGCTTTTACCAAGCCGCCGTCGAACTCTTTCTCAACCTCTGGAATTGCGCACAGCATCTTGTACCCGGTTGGGCGCGGCAGTTGCTTTGCTTTTTCTTCCACTGTTTGAGAGATCGTCCCAATAATCACGGGGTTGTCTGGGTTTGTCGCCAGTAGTATTTCACTCGTCATCGCTTGTACGAAGCCTTTGCTGTAGGTCTATGATGTAAATGCGTGCAGTGAGTAGACCTTTCACCTCTCCACACGTTTTTTTGTACTCCGCATAGTCCTTGACGTTGTCATCGGCAAGGGCTTCTTGGAGTTGCAAAATTTTGTCATTGATCATCTTGATCAAATGTTCTAGTGCTTTGTCGGTCATGACTTAGCCTTTGGTTGTTGCTTGTTTTGGTTTGATTTAATTTGTGCCGATGTCTTGGCAACATCAACACTCAAGCGCAAACGATCCGACTCGCGTTGTGATTGTTCGCGTGATTTGTCCGATTCCTCTTTGGAACGCATGCGGGCAAACTCGATCTCGCGCTGGGACTGAATGCGAGCTTGCTCTGTTTTGATCTGAGCCATTTTTGCTTGCGTGTCCGACTCGACTTTTTGCTGCTTGAGTTGCAGCTCGCCTTGCTTGATCTGGAGCTCTTGCTGTTGCATTTGCACCAGTGGATCTTGCGCAGCCTCTTGCGCTTTTTGCTGTGCGGCTTTCTGTTGGTTTTGCTGCAACAGTTGTGAGCTGGCTTGGGCGA